CGTGGCTATTCCGGAATCAAACCAAAAGGTCAAATACCATGATATTAATCACCAACCCACCAACCTCACCAACCTTTTGCTATTAAGTTAATTTTCACGATGCATGAAAAACTTAACATAGGAAAACGGTTGGTGAAGTTGGTGATTTTGGCAAAGGTTGGTGATTAAATGAAGAAATACCACGAAAAAAGCCATAAAATTGCTAAATTTCGTTGGGAAGGTTGGGATTTTTTTCAAGTTGTCATAATTGAGGTTGGTGATTAAAAAGGAGACTCACCGCAATGAACGCTCTGCAAACCGCTAAATTTTGGAAGACTCTCGGTATCGCTACCATCCCGATACATTATCGAGACAAACGACCCGCAATTACAACATGGAAAGAATATCAGCAAAAATTACCCTCTGACACTGAGTTGACAAAATGGTTCAGTAAATCTTTTGTCAACGTCGCCGTTCTTACAGGTTGGCGCAACCTTGTCATCATTGACTTTGACAGTGACACTGAGTATGAGAAATGGGCACTGTGGATTGCGAAACGCTCCATTTACCGTTACATTAGGCTAACACTGACCGTGAGGTCTGCGCGTGGTTATCACATCTATGTTACCACGTCCCAACCAGCGCAAAACGCTAAACTCCCCGGAATCGACATCAAGGCTCAAGGTGGGTATGTGCTAACTCCTCCCAGTGTGCACCCAAGTGGTTTACAATACCGCGTTTTATCTGGAGATTTGCCATTGCGGATAGATTCTCTCTCCTCTATCTTCCCGCCAGAGTTGCTCGCCCTTCACACTGAGTTGCCAAAGGTTGTGATTCCGAATAGGGTCGCGCTTACCGCGCAGGATGACCCCTGGAGTAGTGCAGAGCAGCCGTTTGACCCAAGCAACGATTTAATCCAACAAATCAAGGATCGCTATCGTATCCAAGACTTCTTTACAAGGACTTTTACTACTCGTGACCATCGCTGGCTTATGGCGAGGTGTCCATTCCATGACGATAAGTCGCCTTCATTTTGGATTGACACTCAGCGCCAATTGTGTGGGTGTTTCGCGGGATGTACGAGTCAGCCTTATGATGTGATTGACCTATACGCACGATTGCACAATCTTAATGTCAAAGATGCTATTCAACTTATGAGGGATGCTGCATGATTCTTGATGTCTCACAAGAAGACGCTGCGGTACTTTCCGCCATCAATCAGGTGCGCGAAACGACTGGATTCGGAAAAGTTAATGTTGAAATTAAAGAAGGTCGTGTTATAATAATAGAAATAAGTTCAACCGTTCTCATCAAACGTAGTGACGGTACTATAATCAGTTCACGAGGTACGCGCCCGGAACAGTCAGAGTGATTGTTCTGGGCTTTTCTTTTTATTAGGTATATATGGGACGGAAGAAATTTACGAAAGAACAAATAGCACAAATTATTGTTGAAACAATGTTCGGCAATGTCCATGAAGTGGCAAAGAAATACGGCATTGCTGAACGGTCAATAATGCGTTGGTATGACAAGGTAGAAATTGACGTCGAGCTGTCAGATTTGGTCAAGGAGAAAAGAAGGCTTTTCCAAAAGCGTTGGGTTGAGCCAGCAGGAGCGTTTCTCAACCAAGCATTTGTCTATTTGCAGAAAGTGGCTAACACTCCAAATCAATCACCAGACATGGTGCACGCGATAGCTGGGGCGATGAAGATAGCAAGTGAAATAATCACAATCAGGGAGATACTGGATGCTAGACTCACTGGCGAAAATCGAGTGGACGATACGCAAGATTGAGAGGTGGATTCCACCGTCGGCAACCAAAGTGGGGACATTGGATTTCGACACGTGGTTGAGGATGATTACTCCAGCGTATAAGTGGCATTGGCCGTATTTGCAATTTGTTAGGTCGGAATTGGAGCTGGTCACATCTGGAGAGTGCAAACGGCTCATGATCATGCTGCCACCGCGACACGGTAAAACGGCGATGATAACCGTGAGATACCCAGTTTGGCGAATGGAAAAAGAGGAAAAATTCCGCGTGATTGTCGCAGCCTATAATCAGGTGGTTGCAAATAAATTTAGTCGGGTGAGTCGCAAACTGGCGCAGATGAGGATAGGATTACGTGATGACCGACGCGCCGTAGAGGAATGGGAAACAATACTTGGCGGTTGGTATCGTGCCGTTGGTGTTGGCGGCGGCGTCACTGGCATGGGCGCAAATTTGATTATCATCGATGATCCCATCAAGAGCCGTGAAGAGGCGCAGTCAGTCACATACCGTGATAAAGTTTGGGACTGGTACACAGACGACCTTTACACGCGCCTTGAACCGAACGGCGCAATTATCTTGGTGATGACTCGCTGGCATGAAGATGACCTTGCAGGGCGGATACTGAGTAGCGACAGTGCAGAGCATTGGCGAGTAGTACGCCTCCCCGCCCTCGCCGAAAAGGGAGATTTGTTAGGGCGTGAAGTTGGTGAGGCGCTCAACTCAGAACGTTATCCCGTCGAGGAACTGATGAACATAAAATCTGTCTTGGGGAGCTGGGCCTTTGAGTCGCTTTACCAGCAGCGACCGATGCCGGCAGAGGGTGGGCTTTTCAAGCGTGAGTGGTTCAGCAAGTTTGTTGATGCAATACCAGCTGAAGTTGAAGCAAGAGTAAGATACTGGGACAAAGCTGCAACGGCGGATGATGGTGACTACACGGTCGGTGTAAGAATGAGTCGTACCGTTGAGGGAAAGTACTATGTCGAGGATGTGGTGCGGGGGCGCTGGTCACCGGGCGAGAGAGACAAAATCATCAAGCAGTGCGCCGAGACCGACCCAGAAGGAACGGCGATATGGATTGAACAGGAACCGGGGTCTTCTGGTGTTGACAGCGTGCAGGCGCTTATAAAGATGCTGGCAGGATACTCAGCGTTCGCGGACAAAGTGACCGGAAGCAAGCAAGTGAGAGCAGAGCCGTTCGCCGCACAGTGCGAGGCGGGTAACGTAGTGCTTGTCAAATCTAATTGGAATGTACCATTTCTGGACGAGCTGCTTGTATTTCCAAACGGACAGCATGATGACCAAGTGGATGCAGCGAGCGGGGCATTTAGCAAAATTACCAGACCGCACCGCATAGAGTACACGGAAAGTATTTGGAGGTGACATGTTACCGAATGCAATCTATTCTGGATTAATTGACCTTTTGGGGCAAGATGAACAATCAAGGGTTGAAGTTATCCGTAAGCGCTGGGAAGCGTACTACGGCAAGATGCCCGCAGTTCTCAAGGTAAGACCTGGGCAGATAGACGACAACGTCAGGCTCAATTATGCCCGCATGATTGTCGACAAGGGTGTGTCGTTTCTGTTTGGGCAGGAGGTTGAGTTTGAAATAGACGAGACAGCGGAGACGTCAGCGGAGGAATGGCTTGATGCGGTTTGGCAGGCGAACCGTAAGATGAGCCTATTGCAAAGCGCTGCCCTCATCGGTGGGGTGACGGGACACACGTTTCTGAAAATCATCCCGAACGAACCTTACCCGCGCCTTGTGCCAATTGACAGTGAGACAATGACTGTGAACCTTGCACCTGACGACTACCAGACCATACTGAGTTATCAAATATCCTATACCTCGCAAGACCCAAAGACTAAAAAGCCAATTGGAGTGCGTCAAATTATCGAGCGTGACGGGCAGCGGTGGAAGATAACTGACCAAGTTGGTGACACTGAGCGCTTGATTTGGAGTACGGTCAATGAGACAGTCTGGCCTTATGACTTCAGTCCGATTGTTGACTGTCAGAACCTACCAGCACCCGGTGAGTTTTGGGGCTGCAGCGACCTTGAGGATGATGTACTGGAGATAATCAGGGCAATCAACTTCATTGCCAGTAACACGGCGCGGATTATTCGTTTCCACGCTCACCCCAAAACGTGGGGCAAGGGGTTTGCGGCGAAGGATTTGCGGATTGGGGTAGATGAGACGATTATATTACCCGGTGATAATGCGGAGTTGCGCAACCTTGAAATGCAAAGTGATTTGGCATCAAGTCTAGCTTATTTGGATCACCTAAGACAGGCGCTGCATGAGATAAGCCGCGTGCCAGAGGTAGCGACAGGTAATCTTGACCGCGCTGGTTCGTTGTCAGGAGTGGCTTTACAAATCTTATACCAACCGTTGCTGGAGAAAACTGGCACAAAACGGTTATTGTATGGCGACATGTTGGTTGAACTGAATCGGCGTCTTTTAGCGATTGGAGGGTTTGGCGAGGATAATCATACGTTTATCCACTGGCAAGAGTTGATACCGTCAGACCCGCTGCAAGAGCGTCAGGCTGCATTGATTGACCAGCAGCTTGGGGTAAGTCGGGACACCATCTTACAAAAATTGGGCTATGACCCAGATTTGGAACTACAAAAGAATCAAGTAAGCAGTGACCAGTTGGGAGAAAGCTTGTTGACCGCATTTGACAAAGGGCAATGACCCGCTGTTCTGCCAGACCAGATAACCACGAGCAATCGGGTGTACAGGTGGCAGCCTGCCGATTGCTGGACACATCCCTGCCGGGCGCGTTTGGTGGTGTCGCGGAACTCAGTGTGAGGAGACCCGGAGCGGGAAAATAGTAACGAGGTGTCAATGAACATAGAGATAAATTCCGATGTCATTACTGTTACGGAAAATATCCCGGAAGATTGGGAAAAAAAGATTTACTTATTTTCAGATGTCCACTTTGACTCAATGTACTGTCAGAGAGACATCTACACCAAGCACCTCGAAAGTGCCAAGAAAGAGGATGCTTGGATACTTGATGCTGGGGACTTATTTGATGCAATGCAGGGGCGATTTGACCCGCGCCGCAATATGGATGACTTGAGACCAGAGTATCGGAGGGCGGATTACTATGATTATGTGGTTGGTGATGTTGCCGGCTTTTTAACACCTTATGCAGACAATTTTGTAATGCTCGGCATGGGCAATCATGAATTGGGGGTATTGAAAAACGTCAACTCGAACCTCACAGATAGGTTAGCAAGTAAATTGAGAGAGCAGAAAAGCCAGGTTGTTTGTGGTGGTTTCAAAGGTTGGGTAAGGATACTGGTCAGGAGAGACAACATACCGTCTGGGTCGGTAGTGATTAGGTTTTCTCATTCCGGTGGTGGTGGTAATGCGCCAGTAACAAGAGGCGTGATTGACACAAACCGTCAAGCAGTCTATTTGCCCGACGCCAACATCGTCTGGAACGGACACAATCATCACGGTTGGATTGTACCCATTGCGAGAGAGAGGATATCCAACAAGGGAGTGATATATTCCGACTTGGCGTGGTATGTGAGGACGCCGGGCTATAAAGCAGAGTATTTGAACAGTAGCAATGGTTTTGAGGCACAACGTGCTGGGGGTCCAAGACCGTTGGGTTGCGTGGTTGTGTCATTGACTCACTTTCACCGTAGGTTGAAGATTAAAGTAGAGCCGATGTTTGAGGTTTAGATGGAATCAGACGGCGAGATCCAAAAAGTAATCAAGCAGTATCGCAGGGATTTGCTGGCGAAAGAGCGGTCGGCGGCTAGTGAGCTGGTGAGAGTATACGGCGAGGCGTGGAAGCGAATCAAAGCGGAACTGGAGCGCTTGCACACTGAGTATGAGGCTGCAAAAGCGCGTGGCGAAAAAGTGGACGTGTCATGGATTTATCAATACAACAGGGCAAGGGCGTTTCGTGACCAAGTTGAGCGTGAATTGCTTACTTTTGCCCAATACACCGATGGAATAATCCGAGAGCAACAGTTTGAAGCAATTGAAGCAGCCGAAAGTCATGCCGAGAGACTGACAAGATTAGCGCTTGGAAAGCCACCAGCTGGGTTGGCGGTAGGTTGGAATAGAATTGACCGTGCGAGTGTTGAAACACTGCTGGGAATGACACAAGCGGAAAGCCCACTGCATCAGTTGTTATTGAGTATTGCTGCTGCTGGCGCAAAAGACGCCGAAAAGGCATTGGTGCAAGGAATGTTATTAGGGCGAAATCCAAGAGAAGTAGCAGTTGATTTGCGCAGAGTACTTGGCACTACACTGAGTAGAGCACTGACAATCGCACGGACGGAAACGTTACGGGCACACAGGGAGGCAACGCGGGCAAGTTATCAGGCGAACAGCGATATAGTGAAGGGATGGATATGGCATAGTGCGCTGGATACCAGAACGTGCGCAATGTGCTGGGCAATGCACGGGACAGAACACAGTATTGATGAGGTGCTTGACGACCATCCCAATGGCAGGTGTTCGATGATTCCGAAGACTTCAACGTGGGAGGAAATTGGGGCGAAGTATGGGATAGATTTATCGGGGATACCGGATACCAACCCGGTGATTGAGTCAGGAATATCACAGTTTGAGAAGCTGTCCCCAGAACAACAGATTGCCATTTTGGGGCAGGCGAAATACAAGGCGTGGAAGGATGGGCAATTCACACTGAGTGATTTGGTGGGGAGGAAAAGAAGTAAGATTTGGGGAACAATGAGGTATGAGAAAAGTTTGAAGGAATTAAGATTATTGGAATAAAAATTGTTTTATATAAAAAAGCCGCTGATATTTGGCGGCTTTATTGATACTGATGCAATATGATTATTCTATTCCCCCATTGCTTTAGAGATTAGTTCACGGACTTTTTCGGAGATATTGCCTTGTTTTCTTAACCATTCTAGCTGCTCTTCTGGCAGCCAGATGGCGGTCTGGCGCATTTTTTTGTCGTAAATAGTAGGACGTCCGCGTTCCTCCACTAATATGGCGTCTATTTGTA